ATGTATTATAAACATGGATATTGAATTATTAAAAAACAACGACGCTCGTTTTATGTTCAAACGAATAAATTCTATTTGGAATAGTTATAATAAACAGGAAGATTGGAATTCATATAAAACTCTTAGTGGGATAGTAAATACGAATGCATATGTAGAGCGCGTAAAGGAGAGAAAAAGTAAGGTAGTAAACTCACATAAACCAGTTATAAACAATAACGTAAATGAATCTGATTTTAATATAAGTATAATAATTCCCGCATATAATGCTAGCGCTTTTATAGAAGAGTGTTTAGATTCTATAATGAGTCAAGATAAACCCGCTCATCGTATATTACTAGGAATCGATGCATGTGAGAAAACACTAGAGAAGGTAAAATCAATATCTCATAAATATCATAATCTGGAAGTATATTATGCTGACGTGAATACTGGTCCATATCTTGTGATTAATTCACTAATTCAAAAGATTCCAAACGATGAATATTTTATAACATTTGGAGCAGATGATGTGATGCATTCTAATTTAATCTCAACGATGTCATGTAATAATGATGCTAAGATTTCAAAACATGATGGTGTATTATTCATAAGAAAAGATAGATTCAATACGGTCGGAGGGTACAGATCATGGAGATGCGCTGCTGATACTGATATGATATTTAGATTACGTAAGAAAATTGGAAGAGTTATACGAATCCCGATTTTATATGATCGTGGTGAACATGATGGACAACTTACTAATACAATAACTAGTATGTCTGAGCTTAGGCAATCGTACATAAAAATAATACATGAAAATGAGAAAGCTAGACGTCCTGAACTTCATATAAAGCCCGAATTTAATAAACTTACAATGGTAGAAACTAATAAAAAACAAATAACTGTAAATATGGCAACATATCCTGCGCGTCAATATTCATTTAAGCCGTGTATGAAGAAAATGTTAGAACATGATTTCATTGATAAATTTAGAATATACCTTAATGAATTTAAGGAAATTCCTGCCGATTTTCCGACAGATCCTAGGATAGAATATTTAATTGGCGTACCAAATATAAAAGATTCTGGTAAATTTCATTGGGCATACACTAACAAGAACGAATATTATTTCACAGTTGACGATGATTTATTTTATCCTGCTGATTTCTTTACTGAGCATATCAACTCACTAAATAAATACAATGGAGAAATATTAGTAACTATACATGGAAAAAGAGTTCCAGTTACTCCAAAAAATTTCCATGATACTTTAAAACCGGCATATCATTGTATAAAGGATAATCCAACTGATGTTTGGGTACATTTAGGTGGAACTGGAGTTATGGTATTTGATAACAATAAGATTAAATTACCAAAGGACTTAATTAAAAAACACGGCATGTGTGATTTATGGTTGGGTCAATATGCTCAACTAAATAATATTCCAATATTATGCCGACAGCATAAAGCTGATCACATTCAAGCAATTGATATTGGAAATAAAGATACTCTATTTGAGAAACGCCACGAGATGTGGAATGATCAGATCAGAATACTACAATCTGTAAAATGGAAATTAAATACAAAATAATATGAAAGTAACAGTAATTATTCCTTACAACGTAAGCAGGGGATATTTAGAAGAAGCTATAGAAAGCTTAGAAAATCAAACTTACGATGATATTGAAATTCTAATAGAACATGGAGATTGCCTGGCTTCTGAAAATTTTAATAGAGGATTGGAAAAAGCAACTGGTGAATTAGTTAGATATTTATGCGAAGATGATCTACTTACTACAAATAGTATAGCAGATACGGTTGAGTATTTTAAAAATAATTCTGAGGTTGATTTCATTCACTCAAACGCAATCAACTTTTTTGAAGATGGAACAGAGGACATGTGGGTTCCGTCCGATATTGTTCTAACATTAGATAGTATGCTAAACCGGTATGCAATTCACGGTGGAACTGTTGTATATCGAAAACGGTGCTTTGAAAAACGAGCAATGGATCTAACGCTGTGGACTGGTGAGGAATATGACTTCAATATGTGGCTATTATCAAACAACTATAAGATGGGATATTTAAATTCATTCACATATAAGTACAGGCGACATTCTAGTCAAAAATCATTAGGAATATCAAGTCCTGAATATCAGGCAAAACGTCAAGTTGAAAAAGATAAAATAAAAAATAGATACATATGATAAATTCAAAGAATTTCTGGGAAAGCAGATATAGTAACGGTGGTAACTCTGGATCGGGTTCATACGGTAGACTCGCAGAGTTTAAAAACAAAATAATAAATTCATACATTGATGAATTCTCAATTAACAAGATTGTTGAATTTGGATGTGGTGATGGAAATCAACTTCGTGATATGAACACTAATTCATATGTTGGATTTGATGTTTCTACTACAGCTGTTGATGTATGCTCTGAATTATATAAAAATGATTTGTCAAAGGATTTTTACGAATACACTGATAATCTTATTGCATTACATGGAACAGACGCAGATATAAGTATGTCAATTGATGTTATATTTCATCTAGTTGAAGATGATGTATTTGATAAGTATATGCGAAATCTATTCGCAGCATCTGATAAATTGGTATTGATATATTCAAGTGATTATGATTCCGATTATACTGGAAATCATATGAGATATAGAAAATTTACTAAATGGGTTGAATTAAATGCACCGGATTGGTCATTAATTAAAAAGGTTGATAACTTATACCCATATAACAAAGATGTAGATAACGCCGGCGAAACGTCAATATCCGATTTCTACTTGTTTAGAAAGAATGATTAAAAATAATAAATTAATATGACACCTGATGAAATATACAACATGGAATGGATAACATTAGAGCGTAACAATAGAATACACATCAATGCGATAGTGGGAGACAACGTTACGTTAGGAAAAAATAATACAATTGGACCATTTACAGTTATTGGAAGTAATGGTGAAATTCGTGGAAAGGATCCTAGGGGATTTAAAGGAAAGGTTATCATTGGAGATAATAACGTTATTTCTGAGCACGTAACGATACAATGTCCATTTGATGAAGGTCAAACTACTGAACTTGGAGACAATAATATAATTATGGCTCATTCTCACTTTGGGCACGATGTGAATGTTGGAAATAATACTGAAATATGCACATCCACTGTTCTGGGCGGATACGTTACTATTAAGGATGGTGCAAAACTTAAAATAGGATGTTTGATTAGAAATAGAATTACAGTTGGAGAAAACGCAATTATTGGAATGGGAGCAGTTGTAACTAAAAATGTAGAAGACAATAGTGTTGTTTATGGAAATCCAGCAAGAGTTAAAAATCTAAAGTAATTATGGATAAATTACTAGTTATAATTCCAGCACATAATGCGGGTCAATTTATAAAGAATACGATACAATCGATTTTAGATCAAAGCGTCGATCTAAAATTGGTAATTGTAGATGATGCTTCTACTGATAATACATATCGTATTGCAAAATCATTTGACGAAGCAACAGTGTTGCAAAATCATAGTAATAAAGGACCTTACTATTCTTTGAATGTAGCACTTAAACATATGGAGAATAATAAAGAATGGACTCATTATGCAATACATGGAGCTGATGATATATCGCATAGTGATAGATTTAATAAGCAATTGAATATGCTAAATAACTCAAATGAATCTACAATGGCAACAGGATGTGGGTTTAAGAGAGTAGATTATAGAACTAAAAGAACTATGTCTACTAATACAAAAACCAATGAATCGATGCTAGTTATGAAACGTGAAATATTCGACGCAATAGGTTATTTTGATAGTTTCAGGGCAGGTTGTGACACAGAATACAAAAGAAGAATTCAATTGGCTAAACCGAGTTGTATTGAATCATTAAATGAAATTTTACTTACTGCTTATTTACACGATGATAATCTAACTAAGAGGATTCCAATAGGTGGAACCTTTAGAAAAAATTATGTAGCAAGTTTCACACGAGAACATCAGGAAATGAAAAGTAAAAATAACTTCTATAAAGATTTCACACCATGAAAAATAACAAACAAACGAAAAATTTTGCAATAATTGGAGCATCTGGATATATTGCTCCTCGCCACATGAAAGCTATAGAAGAAACTGGAAACAATCTAGTTGCAATATTAGATAAAAATGATAGCGTTGGAATAATTGATACGTATTTTCCAAAAGCAGAACTTTTCTTAGAATCTGAAATGTTTGATCGTCATATGTATAAGTTAAAAGATACTGATCGTAAAATAGATTACATATCAATATGTTCTCCTAATTATCTACACGATGCTCATATTAGACTTGCGCTAAGAAATGACGCAGATGTTATTTGTGAAAAACCTCTAGTATTGAACCCTTGGAATATAGATGAACTAATGAAATTAGAAATTGAAACTGGTAAGCAAATTAACAATATTCTACAGCTACGTTTGCATCCATCGGTTATTGAATTAAAAGAAAAGATAGATAATGGGCCTTCTGATAAAACGTATGAAGTTACTTTAGATTATATTACAAGTCGAGGTAATTGGTATTTGAGATCCTGGAAAAATAAAATGTCAAAATCGGGAGGAATTGCTACTAATATAGGAATTCATTTCTTTGACATGCTCATTTGGATATTTGGAAATGTTAAAAATTCTACTTCTAATCATTCTGAAACGAGTGCTAGCGGATATCTAGAACTAGATCGGGCTAACGTGACATGGAAATTGAGCATTGATTCTGATGATTTACCCTTAGAATATAAACAAAAGGGGTTGCCAGTATACCGTTCAATTTGCATAGATGATAGTTCATTTGAATTCAGCACAGGATTTACTGATCTGCACACTAAATCGTATGAAAAAATACTAATAGGAGAAGGATTTAAATTAAGAGACGCTATTCCAAGTGTTGAATTAGCTTACAAAATAAGAAATAATAAGTAATGAAATTAGGAGTATCATATACTGTATTTGATGGAATAGAACTATTGGAATATTCTATAAAGCAAATAAGAGAACACGTTGATTTTATACACGTAGCATATCAGGATATTTCATGGTTTGGATCACAGATGTCACAGAGTGATAAAGACATACTAAGTAGGCTCCATAGAAAAAAACTAATCAACTCATTAGATAAATTCTCTGATTTCAAAAATCTAAATAGAGCATGTGCATCTAATATACAAACATCTAAGGCTTTTGAAATGCGTAAAAGACAATTTGGATTAGACGCATGTGTTAAGCAGGGTTGTACTCATTTTATATCAATGGACGTTGATGAATTTTATAAAGCCGATGAGTTTAAAAATGCCAAAGATATCATCATAGAACGTAATATCACAAGAAGTTCATGTTCATTTATAAATTATGTTAATCTCCCAATATATCATAGAGGATATGATAGTTCGTCAGTTCCTTTTATATGCAAAGTCAATGCTTCCTCTAGGATGAGCAAATCGTTCTTTACTAGATGCGACCCTACTAGGGGAATAAACGCAATTGCTAAAGGCGGTGATGTGAGGCTACCTATATCAAATATAACTATGCACCACATGGAAACTATTAGAAAGGATCTCAATAAAAAATACACATCTACTACAAGAGCCGTGTTCAATAGAGCTAGAACTAGTGAATTGGTAAACAGTATAAAACTAGTGAATGAAGATACCAAGACTTTTGGATTTAATAAAATTATATTTCCAAAAACCCCTAATGTATCTCTTAAAACTGTAGATAACATATTTAAAATTCCATATGCAACTTGGCAATAACATAAACGCATGCAACACACAAAAATAATAGCAGAAATAGGAATCAATTTTGCATATGGTAACGACCGGTCTAAATTCTTAGACAATGCAAAAAGACTAATCGACGTAGCCGTTGTTGCAGGTTGTGACTGGGTTAAATTCCAAAAGAGATCACCAGATCACTGTGTTCCAGAAGAACAAAAAACTAAACCTAAGAGAGTTCCATGGAGAACTGAAGAAACCACCTATATTCAATACAAACATGACATCGAGTTCAATGAGGAACAGTGGCAAGAATTATATGCATATTGCGAAGATAAACCGATTGGGTTATTCGCATCAGTATGGGATAAGCCTTCTGTTGATTTTATGATGCGCATGTGTCCACAGATAGCTAAGATACCGTCTGCTTTAATCACTGATATCGATTTATGTTTATATGCAGATCATAAATTTGATCATATGATAGTAAGTACCGGAATGAGTACTGAAGAAGAAGTGGTTAGATGCATGGACGCAATCCAACCTGATATTGTAATGCACACTAATTCCAGTTACCCATCCAATGTAGGTGAACTCAGGTTAGAATACATAACGTGGCTAAAAGACAAATATGGACATAATACTGATATCGGTTATTCTGGACATGAATATGGTTTAACAACCACAATGGCTGCAGTGACTCTTGGAGCAACGTGGGTTGAAAGACATATTACTTTAGACAGAACTAATTGGGGAAGCGATCAAGAGTCCTCAGTTGAACCTAGCGGACTAATGAAGTTGGTTAAAGGAATACGCGATATTGAAAGAGCAATGGGAGGATACGGTCCAAGATCAGTAATTGGTTCAGAACTGGCTAAAATGAAATCTCTTAGGAAATAGTAAAAGCATTTATTAAGTCAGGTAAAGTGAATGCTTGCGGAAAACTTATAATTTCTTAATATTTAGCCATTTCTTTCCACTTAGAAAGTACATATTTTTCTATTTCTTTACCAAGTAGTGTAGAAGGTCTAAAAGCCATTTCACCTGCGTAAAGTTTGTCCTCTTTTTTATTGTAAAAGAAATCTATTCTAAAGAAATCTATCTTTAATTCTTTTGCTATGGCTTTACAAATGTCATATTCTTTATCCCAATTAAAATAAGTATTGCTTTTGTCTATCATATCTACTCTATGCCATTCTTTTGATCCTTTTCTTAAATCACCAACTATTGGACATCCATATAGAACAAATACTTTAAATTCATAATCGTATTCGATATATTCTTCTACTATTATTCCTTTTTCAGTTTGTTTCATCATCTCAGGTTCAGTTGCTCTTGATGAAGACTTTAAACATTCCCTAAGTTTTCTATCTACTTTTTTAAAGTCTTTATCATTAATAAAAACTCCATCGTTTTCTGACATATGAGCAGGTTTAGCAACATACCGTTCCCTTAATGCATGTGAAATATCAGAATCTTTAGTAGAATAACAATATAATGTAGGTACGTTTAAACCATGTTTTTCAAAAAATTTTTTAACTTCATACTTATTATAAAGTTTTTTCATATTTATACATTCTATTTTGTTTTTACGCCTTAGCGTTAACATATAATTATCTTCAATATGAGTTTTATACCTAGTGTGAATGTACGAACAGTCAAATTCAGGCGACCATTGAGTTAAGCTAGACGGTAAATAATTATAATATTTCATAACTTACACTTATCGATTCTCCCTTTTTTATTTTTCTTTTTGATTTTAAACGTAACTCTTTATCTTTTTTAAAGATATTACAATTAGGCGTAGCAGATTCTATTAAATATCCTCCTACTGGATTAGGTTCGTATAAATCAGATTTACTATAATAGCTATGAGAATACCCAAAATCAAAATCTTTTACAATATCTTTAGTTGCATAAAGAGTATAGGCCCCATCTCTTTCCTCTATAGAAACACAATCCGGTAAAGGAACGTAATGTTTATTTTTTTTAGTATCTGGTTTTGTAGGGTCATACCAACTATACCTTAATAAAATTTCTTCACCTTTTTCTATATCTTTAGTTGTTATTAATTCAGTAACCGAACCTATTCCATTTGTAAATTCTTTTTTTACTATAGGTAACCATGCGTTTTTATTGACCGAGTAATTAAAAAAACCAACTAAGGGGTTTCTTAAATGTTTAACTGGTCTTTCGTTATAGTCATAGTAATGACAGATGCCTAGATTACTACCCTTTGGAATAAATTTTGTTGCAAAAACCCCAAGTCCATGCAAAGGTGATTCTTTTAGTTCTAAACCCTCCGGTATGATATTTCCTTTTTTAATATTCATTTCTCATCATACACCCAGAACGGTTGATTTTCCATCCAACTAACAGGTAACTTGTAACGCTTATATTTAGCTCCACTGAAGGGTTTATATGATATTATAGATATTTCAGGGTGTTCACCTATGATCTTATTAAAAATATCTTCAAAACTATTTTTATCAAAACAGCAATTACTCATCCATATTAAGTCAGTTGATTTAAATTCAAATTTATATAAATCATCTACATCTAATGATATATTAGATAAATTATATTTTTTTATTAGAGATTTTCCAAATCTTATTCTACCTCTATGTATATCTATTCCTAAAGTTTCTATATCTGGATATTTGTCATTAAAGTAAAAATTCATCCACCCTATGCTTGCGCCAACAACTACGAATCTATCGTACTTTTTACTAACTGAATCTATTAGCGTTATAGCTGTTTCATATGGAGTAGTCCCATATGTAAAATCTTTATAGGAAAGTGCATTATTTGAAGAAATCATATGTTCAATATGTCTCTTATCCTCGCTTCTCATATTTTTAATATAATCTTCTAAGTCTTTTAATATATTTAAGTTTTTCATATTATTATTTATTCCTTCTTATTTTTTACATAATCAGCGTGTGCACAAAACCTATTGAATATACATCAGTACTATATAAAAAATATAATTTATGAAATGGCAAGGCTATGATTGGCAAGTGGGTGAAAGATGGGGATTAATGCACCCTGAAAAAACAGAATGTTGGTATGATAAAAGCGCAGTTAAAATAATAGATGATGAATTATACTTAAAGACACACTATAACCCTAAAAAAATAGATGGAGTAATTTCACCATTCGGAGTAGGTTTGATAAACTGTACAACTAAATTTAAACATGGTAGATTTGACATAGATATTAAACTTCCAAAGGGACCTAGTTTATGGCCAGCTTTTTGGATGTGGGCCTTTGAGTCATGGCCCCCTGAGATAGATGTTTTCGAAGCATATTCAAATCATAAAGGAAGCTATTTTAATTGGAATATAAATGCTTTACTAGGAGATTTCTGGAAAGTGCAAACGAATGTTCATCTAGGAAAATCTCCTGATAATTACATGATTGGAGCAAAAGAACATTGGCTGGGCTGGAAATGTCCAAGCAAAGATTTTCATACATATAGTGTAGAATGGTTCCCTCATGGAATATTTATATATTTCGATAATAAACTAGTTAGAGAAATATTAGATGAAAATATATTGTCTCAATTAAATGACAAAACAATGAATGTAGTTATAAATAATAGTATTAAGAAAGAACATAATATACCTGAAAATAAAACAGTTGTTTCAACTATGATATGTAAAAACTTTAGATATTCTGAATATTATGGAGATTAATGACAAATAATAATTATAAAAAATCCTAAACCTATGACAATATACGTTGATATTGATGATACTATATGTAGATTAAAAAAGCCTATGGAATATGACACAGCTTATCCTATTCCAGAAGCAGTTGAAAAAGTCAACGCCTTATATGAAAAAGGTCATACTATAATATTTTGGACTGCTCGAGGAACTGTAACAGGTATTGATCACAAGATATTAACAATGTGTCAATTAAACGAATGGGGTGTAAAATTCCATGAATTAAAAATGGGGAAACCTGCATATGATCTCTTTATAGATGATAAAAATATTAATTCTTATGATTGGTTAAATGAAAAATAAAGTATTACTAATAGGAAATGATTCAAATGTAAATAGCATTGATTTTTCAAAAATACAACCTAACATTATAAAAGTTGGAACAAACAGAGCATGGCTTAAATTAATACCTAATTATCTTTTTTTTCATGATCCTAAAATATTCCTGGAATTAGATAATAATCAAGACAGGTTGTCTGAATTAAAAAAGCATACTCATATTATTTCAAGTGACTGGCTGCAGACGGGTTGTAGTAAAATAAATATAAAACCTCCCGGATACACTACTATATACAGTCGTCCTAATAAAAAGAAATACGTAGACTGCGTAACTACCGCTATAGACATATTAGATAGGCATATTTTAAATAAAAGAAATACTACATTCTATATAGCAGGTGTTAGTTTAATTTGGAAGAATCCTAGTCATTTTTGGAAAAAAAATCCAATAGACGGTATTGGTAATTCCAATGACAAAAAATGGCATGAAAAAAGATTTAAGTTAACTTTAGAAAATTTTAAACATCTTAAAGATAGGGGATTTGATATTGTATCAAGTACTCCTTGTTCTAAAATAAATAGCTTATTTAGATATGAACATATAGAAAATCTATATAATTAAGGAGTTATCTTAGTAGATTTAGATAAAAAAGTTTGTTGCAGCTGTGTTATTGAAGCAACTGTTGCTCCAGGAGTTGGAGGCCATTTTGAATCTATTACGCCGGCTAAAGTAGTTAATGCAGTAGATAGGGAAGTTCCTAAAACAGCAGGTTGAGCTAGCGGTTTATTTGGACCAACAACCACGTTATTTCCATTTACATGTATGTCGTTAGAGTTAAGTTCTATTTTACTAGTAGATGTAGCTATTATCTTACTATCAGCTGTTATGTTTATTTCAGTTCCTTTTAGTTCTATCACTGACTGTGTTTCAGCGTGTTCTATGGTAATTGTTTTATCTTGGCCAATATTTAACCTAGAACCCTTTAGTTGCATGGTTATACCTTTCTCTTTAGTAAACCAAAATTTCAATTCTTCATCTCCATCAAAAAGTAAAAAGTGAGAACCGTGATATTCTCCTTCTTTTTGAAGCTCTTCCTTAATATCATCTGCGAGCTCCTGTATTGCATAATATTCAGGTGAATATATATTTCCATTATCGAACCTAATCGCTACAACAGAGCCGTCCTTAGGTATAGATACCGATCCTGCTTTTCCATCTTTTCCAAAATACAGTGGTTTTTGTTTTGGATATGACCATGGTAAATCTTCTATAGGTATTGCTTCTCCATGTATTCCAAATACTCTAACTTTACATCTACCTTCAAAATTAGGGTCTCTTGAATCTTCAACCGTTCCTAGAAATTGTTTATCTATTAAGTTACTTTCCATGTTTATATTTTACAATTTCTTTTAAAGAGGTTTTTTAGGAACTGCAGTATTTCTAGGCGCAGTTCTTCCTTCTTGCGATTCATAACCTACTACATTTGTTATTCCTAAATTACCTTGATCTACTAATTGGCTTAATTCACTTATACCTTGACTGATTAGTTTATTTGGAGTGTTTAAAACTGATGAAATTCCTTCAGATGCTTTTCCACCAATAGTGCTTGCTTTATTTCCAATTATAGGTAATCCTGTTAAAAATCCTCCTAATGAATCTAAATTTGCTCCAAGACCCGCTTTATCCCATGTGTTGCTTCCTCTTGTTTTAGCCGATGTTGCGTCATCATAAGTAGCACTTCCTGATGAGTAGTGGTTTTCTTCTTCCATCCATCCTATTTTTATCTTAAATTGATTTGCTTCCGGTTGCTTATTTCCGCCAATAGACATTGAAGGTCCTCCCGGAAATGAATCTGAAAAATCAAATTCACATTGTCTACATTTCATTTTAACATAACCAAAGTTATCTAATACATTTCCTAGGTTATTACCTGCTCCTAGTGCTCCCGCTAAATTAGGGCCTCCGATATTTATTCCGGCTCCTAGGTTAACTAAAGAAGGTAATACGTTTCTTAAGTTTCTAAATTCAGCTACCCATATATCCATTGAGAACCATCTTAGATTATCTGGAACTCGTTCTCTCATATATTGTTTATCATATACTGCATTTCTATATAAATCAGCTAATTCTGTCATTCTTAAATCAACTGCTTCTAGTGTTTTTACAGTTATTTCACCTCCTTTCATAGGTTCTGCCATATTAGTAGCTTTTTGCCAAAGTACATTTAAACCTACCACTTCTTGAAAATACCATGGAGTATCGTCCCTTAAATACTTTAATAATTTAGAAAAAATAGATAGTTGATTAGCTTTGTCAGTATGACCTCTCTGTATCAAATAATTTATTGCGCTTTGACTTTTACCCTCAGCAACATTGAATAGTGGACTTATCGCTAAAAAGTCATCGTTTCTATACATATCATCAAAGGTAAAGTCTAAAGAAAAAGTTAAGTAAGTAGGTTCATCAAATTGATCTCTAACTATTCCCTTTCTGAAATTACTAAGGTGTCTTTCTGTATTTAAAAAATTTACTGGCATATATTAATATTTATTTCGTAGGATTTGGAATCCAATCTCTTTTAGATAGCAACAACTCTGTTTTAAAACTTCCACCTTTTTCATAAGTATGTTTATTTCCTATTGAGTAATATATACCTGATAAAAACTCATTGTATAATGAGCCTTTCATAGTTTGCGTAGGTTCTTGTTCATTTTGCGTAGGATCCCATGATTTTGAATATTCTTGATCTACGTCTGTTTCATATATACCTACGGGAACTCGCATTCCTCTGGTGGTATTATAATTTACACCGTCGGTTATCGTCTTTAATTTTATTTTATTTAATTCTGATATGTTGTGAGAATTAATAGCGTCTGCGGCTACAAAATTTTTGTGAGTATTTGGATATTGTATATTAATCCATTCTCTAGATTCTGTATTTTTTAAACTTTCATTAATTGGAGAAAGGTCTCTTTTTCTACCCTTTGTTATGTTAGATTCTATAGGTTTAACATAAAAATCAACTAACTTATCCATAGGATCCTCCTCTTGTAATGTAGTATCGTAATAATATACTCTTTTTTTAAAACCTTCGTTTACTAATATTTCCCCATTTTCAGTAATCAAATGTCTTTCCTTTATATTATTAATACCTTCTGTTATTCTAGGATTTTCTATAAGTCCCATGGGAACAGCTTCTACTTGTTTTTCCGCTTCAGCTTGTAATTTTTGAGATATGTTATAACTCTGGCCACCGGCAAATATAGTGTTATCAAATTCTCCATCCTGTTCTAGTTGTATGTTTGCTTCTACATAATTTAAATGATAATACTTATCTATAAATACGTGAAAAAAGGATTGATCATTCTGGTAAGAATGTTTTGCTACATGTTTAATAAATTTTTCAGAGTTCCAATTTGGATTGATCCAATTCATAACATCATTAGGAGTTGTTTCGTTAGATTGAAAGCCTAATCCTAATTCTTCACATACTTGATATAGACAATCTTTTGAAGTAAGGTTGCTATAACTTCTAGATACGTTTGTATATATTTCAGGTATAAATAATTCACCTTTTATTATCTTAGTTTCATTACCTTTAATACTAGTTATAATGTAGTCATTTCTAATAGGCTTCATTTTTTCATGAGTAGACTTTACATATAAACTTAGTATTGGGTTTTTATTAGGAAATTGAACAGGGGAAAACCAACCTTTACTATCTTCATACACTAAAGTTATTTTTGGTAAAAAACCAGTTTCGTCTATTACAAGAGTATCTATGTCTTCAGAATCTACGTTAAAGTCGTTTATTTGAATAAACGGTTTATTATTACCAGTTGATTCCTTGTTACTTGCTGTAGTGTCATTTTTGTTTCGTTTGATGTGTTTTCCACTAGGAGCGCTTCCTTCATCGCTGTCGTTCCACATCGCCATTTCTTTTAATGGAATATTTGGACTAAGTGCAGATTTTAAAACGTGTTTAAACCCCATTATCCAAATAGGTTATTTTTAATTAGTGCTTTTTTAAGATTTGCTCTGGATATTGGTTCTGGACATTCATTTCTATTTATAGAAGTTACGTCTTCTCCAAATATTATTTTTCCATCTTTTATCTTTATATTTTTATCACCTTTTCTGTTTACATTACTCGGTAATACTTCTCCACCTCTATTTTGCTTTTTAAGTAGTTCAAGTCTTTTCTTATCCTGATTATTTTTTGGATTTATAAAAATAGATTCTACTTCTGTTATTTCTACATTACCTATATCTTCTATCCTACTAGGTGCCTTTATTATATCGTTTAAATCATCAATTGCAGGTACATATAATATCTGACCTTCATATAAAGAAAAAGGGTTAGATACGCTATTATATTTTAAGAGTACATCTAACATACCTTGATCATTATATAAAGCAACAGCGGCGAGGTCAGGTCTCATCACAGTATCTTTATCTACTATAAAGGTTCTAGATGATCTAAGCGCACTTTTTTTATTAGCATCTATTGAGCTTCTAGTCAAGTCTGGGAAAACGTCTCCGTTTTTCTTTTTGCTGCTGTATTTGTTTATTAAGGTCCGTAATATTATCATTATTAAGTTGCTGTTTTTGATATGTAGTCTTCTAACATAGACGAAGCTCCATATACTTTACCATAATGTGTAGTAACCCTGCCTCTATATATGTTTATTCCATCTCCTGCTACTGAATCATCTACATCCGATTGCTTAGCAGTTGTGTTAATTTCATCCATGTTTGCTATATTACCTGCTCCTGATTCACCGGAAACCCCTCCGGCTTGTCTTTTACCTTTACCCAAGTCTTTGGGTTCTGTTGCAAATGTATTTTTAGTAGAAGAAGGAGGTTTAAGTTTACTAAATGACATTGGGCCTCCGCCTAAATTAAACATACTTTCTATGTCTTGTTTTGCTCTAGGTCTTCCGTGTTGAAGGGTTACTGTAAAATCAACTGATTTTGGAAAATCATCAGCTCCAAGTTCATTACTAAACTTCATATCACAATTAGTACATACTAGATTACCCATTACTGCCATTGGATCTAATGGATTTCCTATAGTCATATGCCATTCCCCAACAGGTCGTCCTTCTAACAAAGACCTATAACTCAAAGGAGCTTGCATTAGCGCAGAGGCCCTTCCAGCTGCAAGTACGTTGAAAATTGCTTTTCCTTGTTTTGTAATTTTTCCACTTGCGTCTCTTAATTTAAGATCAGCGTCATCTGCTTCACTTTTTGTTCCACCAGTTTCTGCTTCAAAAACATTTGCTACTTGATTTAGTAATTGTTTAGTTGCTCCGGTTGCTGTTTTTAGCCATTCATTTAAAGTCAATGCTATACCCTCAATTACCCTACCTTGTTCTATTAATTCACTACCTGCACTGGAAATAGTTACACCTGGATTTTTAAAGTAACGATATCCACCTCCCCAAAAAGGAGCAGTATTATATGTAAGAGTCAATATATTACTTAACATATCAAGAAATGCTATCCTGGGATTAATAAAATTAAAAGATCTAAGAGTATAACTAAATTTAACCTTTATGGTTGTGTTAAACATACTACTTCCCATTCCCCTGTCTCTCATTCTATTTTTATTGATAACGTTAACTGGTCCAAGTACCCTGTTCCAATAAGGACCGTCGCTTTTATACGCGCCTTTAATATAATCTTGTAATTTCTTATCATATCCAGCAACTTCAAGAGCTCCTAGATTTCCCCTTTGACTAGCAACCCCTGCTCTAATACTTTTTTGAATAGTTTCGTCTTCTACTCCGGCTCCTGCTATTACATCATCTACTAGGATTTCATTTCCCGTAATGTCTTGTACATTAGCTTCTTTTTCTATCCATTTCATATCCCATCCCATAGGTAAAATAGTATTTATGTCGTTACCGGTACCTTCTCCGTAATATGCAAGAGCTTGTGCTAATGGAACTTTAATCTCATCACTTGTCCCGTTTGGATTTATTAAACTATCTTCCACAGGCTGTGGATATCTCCTAAGAGCAACTAATCTGTTATTAGGTATTTTACCGTAATGTGTACAAAATATAAAGTCGTTATACGCAAAAGGAGTGGGTCCAAGAATATTGGAATTATCTATATTCCTAGAATGTTCTATTATTTGAGCAGCTGTTGGGTTTCTTACTGTTTTTTGATATTCCCCAGCTGAAATAGGCTGTAGATCATCTTCTTTATTAATAGGTACATTGCTAATGTAATTAAAGGCCTGATTAAATATATTTCCCTCCTTGGCCTTAGTTAATCCTTCACTTGCTCCGTAAAGGTTAGTATCAGAATGCTTTTTTAAGTCATATGCGCCTTGCGCTAGTCCAAATTGTCTATATCTAAAAACATTAAACGGATTAAATCTTGAAGGCGCTGCTTTTATTGATTCTCCCTCAGTATTGCCTATTACACCTGCACTTTCTGTAGATAACTCTTCTTCTTGCATTAAGAGTAAACTATCACCGGCTGTTCCGTTTCCTCCGGTTCTAAATTTATCAAAAGATTTCCCTCCTAAAATATTCTTAGACATTAGATTGCCTATATCTGAGTCTTTTCCTATATTTAAACCTGGAAATTTTGCCATGTGTCTAGTATCTTTTTATTATATATCTAACAAAAAAATATAGATAGAGTTTTTATAGTTTACATTCTATATTTTTCGTCTATCGTTATCTGATCTCTTGTTTTATTTAGTAGTTGTCCTATTGAAGAATCACCACCTGGTCTAACTACTGTGTATGTAACAGAATTATTATTTGGCATATCTACTACTCTACCCATTGACTTAAATTGAGGACAGCTCTGGTTAACGTTTCTAACCATGTCTCCTATAGAAATATCTTGGTTAAGGCTACAATCGCAGTTTCCATTTTGTTCATTGCAGTTTCCACAATTTCCTTTGCATCCACATTCTTCTGGAAATCTAGAACAACTAGGGCAAGTGTCCTGTTTTACAGGTAAAGAATTTGCTATTTTGCTAAATATCTCTAACGGTGCTATTTCAGCTTTTGTTTCTTCTCCATTATATCCGCAATTTTCTTTTAAGTAATCTGTGTAACCTTTAACCATGTTTAATTATTATTTTTTAACTTCAGTTTCTATATCTTTAACAGGTTCGCTTTTCTTAAAAATAGCCTTGGCTGTTGATACTCCTAGCATTGTTCCTGAATAAATCAGCATAGTGTTAAATAAAGCTTCGTTAACTGTAAACCAGTGAAATCCGTCTCCTACAAATGCAAGGCATACTAATATTCCTGAAATTATGCCTAATGTTTTTTTTGATGAATATTTTCCATCGTTTTTGTCTTCTGTAAAAATATCTTTAATATATCTCATATCTAGTATTTATTTTTATTTATAAAATCGTTAAATGATATAATTGAACTAGACCTCTTATTAGCCTTTTTCTTTTTCTTTTTTCTCTTACTTTTCTTTTTAACTTTACCTGGGCCAAGTTTAGAAAAAGTATCCATTCCCCCTGCTACGGATTGTGGTGTATCAAATATTGCTCCAGGTTGATTAGCTCCTCCTGAATCCATGGGTGCTAACATATCTTCTTTTAATTCTAAATTTAAAGCATTTCCTACTTTCCTAGCTGCTAAGTCTGTTTTATTCCTAGCCTTATCTCCTCCTACAGCTCCCGCTATAGATTTAGAAACATTAGTAATAGCTTGAAGTATAGCTCTATTTTGCATTTTATTTGCTTTAGCCATTCCTTGATCTACGTAACTCTTTTGCCACCCAAGCAATCCTCCTAAGTTACCTAAAGCCGCTTTAAATTTACTAAATTTAGAATTAGCAACAATGTCTTCATTAGTTATAGGAATATTTACAGTTTTATATAATGGAATCTTAATCTCTCTTTTAATTTTTAGACCTGCAAAGTCCGTCATGTTAATTTTTCTAGAAAGATTTTTATTTCTAATATAAGCGGCTTTATCTACATATAGACTATTTACCAATCTCTTTAGCTTATCTCTATCTCTTTTTGTAGAAATATAAGAATCTATCATGTAATCTAAAAAATAACGTATTGTTTCTAAGTATGATATTTGATACTTAACATCTGCATTTTCTTTATCTAAAAATATGTTGTCTTCTCCTAGGTTTATTGCTCTTCTTTGTATTATATTAAGCAAAGCATCTTTATAAGAAGATTGTATATTTAAAATATTATTATAAAATCCTCCGGTTTTTATAATCAAACCATCTCTTAATTCAGGTATGTTTGAAGATTTTAACCTAGTTATAGTATCTTTTATAAACAATCTTTGATTTTTTGTTTCCTTTGGTTTTGTTGAATCTTCCTTTACCTTTATTTTTTCTATTTGATCTTTTACAGTTGTTTCTTTTCCACCAATATTTATGTTAATTATGGAAATTCCACTTTCTTCAAAAGTGTTATTGATATCGTCTATGATTAAATCAGCATCGTCGTCCTTATCTACTTTTTTATTTAAATGATCAATTACCTTTTTTGCTAATTTTTTATACGATTCTATAACTTTACTAAAAACTTTGTCGCTTTTAGACAATTCTTTTATTTTATCCTTTTCTTCAGGATTCATCTCGGAATTTAATTTATAAATCTCAACTAATTTATTAGCTCTATCTAATTCTAGATTTAAATCAGTCGCTGCTCTTATAAAATCATTATTAGACTTTTCTCTTTCTTTATCTGTGTTGGAATATAAGTTTTTAGATATCTTATTAAGATTTTTACTTATATTGTTTATTTTGCTTGATTTTTTATTTTTATAATCTGAAAAACTTTTTAATTTACCTGAATCTGAAAATAATTTAATTACATCTCCTACATCTGTTTCTTCTTTTCTATTTAATATTTCATATGTAATATCATCAAGTATAGAATCTATAATAGATTCATCTTCTACCCCTCCTATTTCATCAGTTAATCTTTTACTTATAGACTTGATATCTGTGCCTATATCTTCTTGAGTAGACTCTAAAATCTTTTTTGAAAAATTAAATCCCTTTATTTTATCTATGAAATTCATTTTCTTTATTATTTTTCTACTCTTGGAAACATTTGATCCATTATTTGATAGATAGCATCTAAAACTCCATATGAATCTATTCCAACTTTACCAGAATATTTATTTACTAATTCGGATAAATCTTTTTCTAAAGATTGCATGTTTAATTGTTCAGGTTTTTCATCACTCCACCAATTTTCTCCCTTATCTTCCGCTTCTATATTACTGAGTAAATCATCTGTCCATTCATCTTCATTTACATCATTGAACTTGTTATAATCTATTACCATGGTTTCTTGATTATTTTTATCAAAAGATTCTGAAACACCTCCTAATTTATCATATTGCTCGAAGTTCATGACCCACATGTTTCTGGATTTATTTTTTTGCATATATCCATATATGGAATCGTCAGTATCGTCTGGGTGTTGAAGAACAGCGTTCTTTAGTTTTTCGGGTTTTCCTTTACCCATTCTATAATCAAAATATTTCTTATAGTTTTTCTGACTGCTGTTTTGTTTCTTTGCTTTCTGGTTCATCTTCTGAGTTAGATTTTTCGTTTATATTATTTATCTCAGAATCATCGGGTAATTTGTCTAAGTTAGATTCGTTAAGTTGATCCATCTCCTTTTTTAAATTATAGAAGTCAGACACTACTGAATCTGGAACAAGCCTCTTAAACTCAGCATAGTTTTCATCTTTTATACTATCTCTTAACTCAGATGAGGATTGGTATTTAGGTATCTCAACTAACTTGAAATCTTTGTTTAAATCTAGAGATACATCTCTTTTCTTTAAATATCCAAGTTGTATAGCGTACCTATTTAATCTATTTTTGTTAGTTCCCCATAGTACTGGAATATACGAAGGTTTTAAAGAACCTATTATTTCTTCTATTCCTCCTCCTTTGACGATAATTGCTTTCTCTATAAAACTTCCATATTCCTGTTCTACGTTGTTTAGCATTTTCCTAACAAGTTGTTCTGAAAAAGGATTGTTATTGTTTTTTTCTTTTTTGATAGTTGACACTAGAATAACAGGAAAGTTATTTTTAGATTTTAATTTTTCAGCTGCTTTGATATGACCTAAGTGTATGGGTTGAAAATCTCCTATTAATAAGTTTACTTTCTTTGGTTTTTGAATAGATCTTTTTTCTTTTGAAAAACCCTGTATTGTCATTGGTTCAAATTCTCCAGATTCCCCTACATATTCATTAAATGTTGGAAAAAATCCTTCAAATACCTTTTCCTTTAATAGTATCTTTTTTATCTTGTCAACTTGCAAATTTAATTGATTTATTAAATTACTGTCAAATAAATTAGAGTTAACTTTTTTTCTTTTCTTTCTAAAAAAGTTTAATAATATCTTATAAATTTCTTTATAAGTATCACTTTCCTTTATTAAATCTATGATGTATGGATCTTTTACCATATCCATGTTTAAATCAAATTCTTCAGCGTCTAAAAAATCAGGCTTATTCAATTCTAAACCTTCATACTTATTTTTATATTCTTCTATAAAGTCTCTATATACCTTGTTTATGAATTTTACATATCTTTCTTGAAAAGAATCTCCTGTTATTTTCCACTTACTAATTGTCTTTAAATCATATAATTCTATAAAATTCATGAGATCTATTACAATTAACCATATATAATCTTGAGATTTATTATCTTCACGCTTAACTTCTTCTTTTTCCATTTTATTCTGAAAAATAGGGTCTATTAATTTTGCTAAGAATGATTTAGAACTAGGATTTTCTCTATCGCCTTCGTAAAATCTAAATACTAATCCATTTATATCTCTTATTATACTATTTTCTAAAAAGCTTTCTCGAAAATCGCTATTCAAGATAGATATTATATGCTTTATAAAAGATTTTGTTTTAAATTTTTCTATTAAGTCTTCTTTAGGACAATATATAAAGTCCATTATCTCTACCTTTTGATCATCATTTAAATTTCCTTCAAATACTATGGTTGGTCCATCTATTTCTAAAAAACTTGCCCATTCGTCAAGTATACCTTTGTCCTGTATAGTCTTTACTACTCTTCCTTCTTCATCTAATTCATGAATAAAATTAAGTAAAAGTCCGTTTTTAGGAAGCCTTCCATAATCGTTTAAATTAACAGACGTGTTTGAGATGTATTCCATACCAAAATACATATTAGAAGGAATCCTATTTGTTTTATCTCCCAAGTTACTTATATGAGATATAGGATCGTTATAAAATCTAGATAAAACCCTATCGATATATCCTATTTCATTTTTCTTATTAAAAAATTTAAGTTCATCAGTAGCTTGATCCTTTTTAAATCCTAAGAAGCTACCGTTTACTTTCTCATTGACTATAAGATATTCATTAAATAGTTTATTTAAGAAGTCATTTCCCATTTTATCGTAAACTTCTTTTAGATGCCTTAGTCCTGCCATAATATATTATTGGTTGTTTATAGATTTATTTAATCTTCTGATTCCTCCTCTTCGTCAGTATCGTCAGATGTTTTATTTGAAAGTTTCATTCCAAACTTTTTAGATGATTTACTGTCTAGTGATATGGAAAAACTTTTAAATTCATCAGCGTCTTCTGGATTGGTTTGAACATAATCTTTAACTTTTATCATGTCTATTTTTCCATATTTTTCTTTATCCTCATGGAAAAGTCCATCTGCTTCTATCATCTTATCTTCTAATTCCTGAGAAGCATTAAAGTCTCCTTTAAAGGTAATCGACCAACAATAAAATTTTACATCCTCTTTTCTTTTAGAATAATAATGTGATATATCTTTTATTCGTTGAATAGCGTCAGATGCATCTTTATAAGAAGTAGACTGTCCTAGGTTATCTGATGGAACACCAAACTGTATGTCGTTAGGCAATACTTCCATAACAGATTCTATCTTTTTTATAATGTTTTCAGAAGAAATTCCTTTTAAGGCCATTTCCTTTTTTTCAAATATAAATTGGCTATACTTAGTTACTAAATTTTTCATCGAATAAATGCTATTTTAGTTTATTTATATTATTTTTATATATTATTTTGTCAAACATCTTCATCATAACAGCCTCGCTTAAAAAGTCTTTATTGTTAATTACGTGAGTATATGAATTATTTTTAGTGTTGCATTCTATGTTTTTAATATTATCTTCAAATACTTTATCAAATAGATAATTTTCTTTTGCACTATCTGTAAAGTTATCAAATAAATCGCTATGATCGCGTTCCTCCTTATTATTTGAAGTTACTCTAATTACATGACAGTTTTCATATAATGTACTATCTAGTAAATTATGCAATTCTTTGTTTAATTTATTTACGTTTAACCTATTTCTTAAAATAGACCAAACGTATGCTGAAAAAATTCCTCTATCGAATACTATAACCTTATCTTTTAAAACTGTTTTATGTAACTCTAAAATAGTAAGAGTATTAGATATAGTAAAATAATGAAAAGCTTCTTTTGGCTCAATGTCTTCAAAATCTAAGTTTTTCATATGAGACACGTGTCCATATTTGTAAAATATTACGTCACCATCTCTTCTAATAGATTTTAGATAGTTTACCATGTGAGTTTTACCAGAGCCCTGTGACCCTTCTATAATTATTATCATTATTGTTTTATTTTACAACTATACTATTACACTATATGTTTTACAAATAAATAACAAAAAAGTTTTACACTTTATTATGAACAAATACATAAAAGTTTTTGAATATTTTGAAAAAGCAGAGATAAAAGACCTAAAAGCTGGCTCTAGTGGAAATTGGAATTCCATAAGAGATCACATACAGTCTTTAAAAAGCTTTACTATAATAAACTTTAAAGATAGAGAAGGTTATTTAGAGTTTTTAACTGATTGTAAAGACGACGTTGTAAAACAGTCTTATTATACTGGCTTTGGAAATGGTGTAAAAAAATGTCCATCCGTGTTTATTAATCGTAAATTAAAAATAAACGATGATGATTTTGAAAAATATAATTTAATAAATTATTTAGTTGGCAAAGACAATAAGCCTAATATATTAGTTAAATCTAAAAAAGAGTCTAATGTGATAGGTAATGAAGTAGTATCTACTCTTTCTCAAAATGAAGTATATCCTGAAGATCATTTTAAAATAGATTCTGTATTTTACAAATTCATAAACTTTTTCTCCTAACTAGGTATAACATACTAAACTAAAATAAAATGAGTAATAAAGATAAAGATATACAACAGGGTTTTTCAGGTATGAATTTTGGTAAAAAATCAAAATTATTTCATGAAATGCCAGATTATAAATCAAGGTCAACTAAGAAACAAGCTCTTAACGAACTTAGACAAACTAAAGATGATGCTTACACTAACTCAAATAAAACTGCTTCTCAAGAAGAGTTAAGATTAGAAGCAAAATCATTTATAGATAAAGAACATTATCATTTAAATTCAGACTTAAATAGTTCTCAATTCGCAGATGTAATAACTGCTTTAGTAGACTATAAAAATAATCATTAAAATATGTTATTAAAAAAAGGAAGTATCGGCACTAGAGTAAGAGAATTACAAACTTTATTAAAAATTAAAGTAGATGGGCATTTTGGACCAGCTACAGAAACAGCCGTTGTGGCATTTCAAAATCAAAGAAATTTAGAACCAGACGGTATCGTTGGACCAAACACTTGGGAAAAATTAAAATCTAGTTTAATTATAAACGAAGTAGAATCAGAAGATAACAGAGGGTACGTTTGGATATTAGATAACGGTCACGGAGGAATCATAGATGGAATATACCAAACAGCAGGTAAAAGGTCTCCTAAATGGGAAGATGGCACTCAATTATTCGAAGGTGAATTTAATAGAGCAGTTGTAAAAAGGATCATTGAATTATGCAAAGTTGAGGGTATAGAATGCATTAACTTAGTTGATACTGAAAAGGACCTTTCATTAAGGTGGAGAACTGATGAAGCAAATGATATTTATAGAAAACGTCAACAACTGGATGGTAAGAAATGTATATACGTTTCGGTTCATGCAAATGGCTTTAATAAAGAAAGCGCTCACGGATGGTCTGTATATACAACAGTTGGTGAAACTGTTTCAGATAAAATAGCTCAGATTCTATATGAAAAAGCAAGAGTTGAATTTCCAGATCACAAAATGAGAAGAGATACTAGAGATGGAGATGCAGATAAAGAAGCTAACTTTTGGGTTTTACGTAAAGTTGTAATGCCATCTATTCTTTCAGAGAATTTCTTTATGACAAATAGAGAAGAATCTAAATTACAGCTAAGTGAAGAAGGAAGAGATAGAATAGCTAAGATTCATTTTGAAATGATAAAAGAAGTTGAACAAAGAAAACTAGTCTAATTAAAAAATATACAATGGAAAACACAGTTAAAAGTAATACAGATAACATATCTGAAAAATTTAAAAAAGAAAGAGACCATTACTCTTTAGAAATTCGTAGAAACGTTGAAAAATTAAATAATATACGAGACCTTAAAGAAGTTCAAATATTTTTTCTAAGCGTCAGACAGCGTCTTCTTGAAGACAATCATACGCTAATAGATACTTTATCTAAGCTAAAGAAATCATATAGACAGAAGAAAGGTAAAGAGTGGGAAAATGTTTCTAATCAAAATATGAGATATCAATCTCATGAAAAAAAGGTTATTGTAGAAGGAAAAACAACCGAAATGCAAGAAACTGTTGAGGTTATAGAAAATCAAATATCCTTCATGGATGGATCTATAAAAACAGTAGACAATGTTTTATTTGGTTTAAAAACTCGTCTTGATCTAGAAAAACTATTAGGCTAATATTATATGTTAAAGTTTAAAGTCTTCAAAACTAGAAATTGTATAAAGTTAGTAGAATGGGATAGCGATTCTGAAAAAGGAAGGTTGCGAGATCATTTTACTAAAAAATCAAAAGATGGAGATTTTAACGTATTAGTAGATAGAGGTATATGGGACGGAATGGACAATTTTATGTCTAAGGAAAATGAAATACCGATAGGACTTTGGAAAGAAATATATTCTTTTTCTGAAAAAAATCAAATTAAATGCGAAATATCAGGTCTAAAGGAAACTTTAAATTTAGAATATCAAAAAGAAAACTACACTGAATTTGTAAAAAGGCTTTTCAATGGTGTAGTTGATGAACATAATAATACCATATATCCTAGGGATTATCAATTTGAAGCAGCGTATAAGGCGCTTCAGTATAAGTACTGTACTCAGGAATTAGCGACATCCGCAGGTAAGACTCTAATTTTTTATATTTTTAATTCTTATTTAAAACATACTGGTATAATTAGTAGACATAATAAAGCGTTGATGATAGTTCCTAATATTTCGTTAGTTGGCCAAACTGAAGAAAAATTTAAAATGTACTCTAATGGATTAGTTAATTGGAATATTTTAATGATAGGAGGTAGGAATAAGTTCTCAGAAGAGGAATTCAGAGAAGCGGACTTAGTAATATCTACTTATCAAAGCCTTATCAGTTTTGAAGAAAAAAGCTTGGATTCTCAGTTAACTTCAGCAGTTAAGAAAAAGATGAAGTTAGAGAGACTTAAAAAACCTAAAGAAAAAGAACTTGAAAAAGCAATTAATAAAGTAAGCAATTTAAAAGAAAAAATAGATTATGCAAAGCTTTTTAGAATGTTTGAATCATATAGTGTAGTTAATGTTGACGAAACTCATAAATCAAGAGGATCTTCTATTTCTAATATAATATCAGCTTGTAATAATTGGAGATATAAACTGGGACTTTCTGGAACGGCAAAGGTATCTGAAGAATATTCTGATTTCTATAAGATACAGGAAAAGGTTGGGCCTTTAGTCATGACTCTTTCAGCAAAGCATTTAATTGATCATGGGTACTCTCCTAATGTATCTATTCGCATGGTTTACTTAACATATAATAAATCAAACACAGCTGCTCAGGAGTACATTAAAATGAGAAAGAGCCCAGATGAGATTAAAAGAATGTATCGAGATAATAAAGAGTATGGTAGAGAAATGTTAACTATTGAAAAAGGAATCATATTTGAAAGTCAAGAGAGATTAGACCTAATAAGCGGCATGATAAGAAAATTCGGTAAGAATACTTTAATTCTCTTCTCAGACATTAAAAATGAATATGGTAAGAATATATGCAAGAAACTTCAAGAGTGGAACAAGGACACCTATTACATCGACGGGGGTGTTGAGAGTGAACAGCGAGATGAATATAAAGATGCAATGGAAAAAAATGAAGGTGTTATTATAGTTGCTAGTTTTGGTACCTTTGCAACTGGTATTGACCTTAAGAATGTTCATCATATTGTTTTTTCAGAAACCACTAAAGCTGAAATTACAATTAGACAAGCGATTGGTCGAGGAATGAGAAAGCTTGCAAACAAAAACAAGGTCACCATCTGGGACCTTGTAGATAAATTAGATGGTTATTCAGTACGTCACTCTGAAGTCAGAGAAAAAATATATACTGAACAATCATTTCCTATTAAGAAACATCAAGTTAGTCTTTAACTAGCTACCATTGAATTAATTTTTAGTAGCCAGTTCCTCTACCGCCATGATTGCATAGCAGTTTCCATTTTGCTATAGCTGAAAATAACAGTTATTTTCATAGGACTTGGTAGACCTTTTGGTTGGTATGCAAATTTGGCAACACATAATGTTTCGTCTGGATCTCTAGAGACTTTGTTTGGTTCTTCTACCAGTTTACTGGTTAGTCTTAAAGGTTTTCCGTTATAACTAAGCGATATTTTTTCTGCATACTCAAATAACTGAGGGTTCTTTTGATATCTTAGAAATATGTTATTATTTTCAGGATTTAGCACAATAATATCTGGCGGACCTAAAGATTTACCTTTACTGTCTTTAACTTCAAATTTCTTATAAGCAGCTGCTCTTTCAGCTGAAGAGACTTCTCCGACCATTTCCTGTGCAACCATGTCCTTAGTAAGAAGGTCTTCTGAGGCAACTGCTTCATTAATCTTCTGAAATTGAATAAAGTCTTTTATATAATTTTTCATACTTTTATTTTTTTATGTTATTATTTATTTGTTTCTATCTTGTCAAAAATTTGCTCAACAATTTTAATGATTGGGTTTCTAACTACATCGTCAGGATCTCTTAATTCAACACAACCGAATCCTTCTACATTTTTAAATTTTTCTAATACTATTTCTAAAGAACTATCACTTTTATTTTTAATGTCCTTTTGTCTAACGTCGCCCATTATTACCATTTTAGAGTTATCCCCTATTCTCGTCATCAGTGTTCTTATGTTATCCATTGATATATTTTGGGCTTCATCTATTAATATAATAGAATTGTCAATGCTTCTACCTCTAGCAAATGCTATTGGTACTATTTCTATTACACCTAATTCTATTAATTTTTCCATTCTACTTCTACCTATTAGCTTTCTAATATTGTCAGTAAATGATTCCATAATAGGCGCCATTTTTTCTTTTAAGTCACCTGGTAAATGACCTATTTCTTCGCCTTTTAAAGCAGTGATTGATTTAATTAAGACAATCCTTTTGTACTTAGGTCTTGATTTAATTAGTTTTAAAGCTTCAGAACATGATAAAAAAGTTTTTCCAGATCCAGGAAAACCGTTACATATAGTTATCATATTTTGTTTAATTGAATTAACTAATAGTTTTTGATTTGTGGTTTTGCATTTAGTATTTATAGACATTGTTTGAAGAAACTTATCTTCTTCTACATTTCTGCTCCATACAAATTCTTCAACTTCTTGAATTTCGGCTTCAGATAGCCTTTTATTTCTTCTGCTTTTTTTACTCATGTATAATTAGTGTATTTTTGATGCTATGACAATTCCTAACATTATCTTAGCATGGTGTAATTGAAAATCTAAATATGAATCTATTGTAATTAATTCATTTACGTTTAGTTTTTCATCTTTTAACTTCTTATCTAATTCATCTATTTTATTTATAATATCTTCAGAAAGCTCAACTTCGTTCATTTCCTGAAGACCGTTTAACACTGTTTTAAAAGTATCAGCGTTTTCAGCGGGTGATTTTATCTTTTTTAGAAACGTTTTAGCTTTACGTATAGATGTGAATTTAACTGTCATTGAATTAGAATCTAGCCCCTTGTCTATGCTTTTTCTAATCCCGTCTAATACGGTTATGTCTTTAGATATCACATCTAAAAATAGTATATCAGTATCGTAAAAAGATATAACTATATCTTTATCTCGATATACATATTTAAAATTAAATAATTCGTCTTCAAATGAATCTTTTTGTTCATTTTCCTCTTCCTCTTCCCCTTTTCCTCCAGATATAATATATTGGTCAAATGGAAAAGATTTTAAAAATGGAAATAATTCGTATAACATATTTAAAACCTTCTTTAAATTATTTATAAAAGATATTAAATATTTTATAATGAATAAAGAATCTTTATACAAAAAATTAGACTTAGAACAACTCGCAATTAAACTACTTATTAATTCCATATATGGTGCATTTGGAAATAAGTGGTTTTATTTCTTTAATGTAGATTTAGCGCAAAGTATAACATTGCAAGGACAAGACCTTATTAAATTTACAATTAAAGCCGTTAACTTTTATTTTAAAGAAAGGTGGCATTTAGATAACGAGCTTCATAAAAAACTAGGTATAGACAAATATGATATTAAACCTATAAATTCAGAAGCAGCTATTTATACAGATACCGATTCTATATATGTAGAGTTTGGTTCAGCTATTAATTCTATACAAGGGCTACCTAAATTAACAGAAGAACAATATTTAAAGTTATGTATTAAAATTGATGAATACAGGTTAGCTGAATATTTTAATACAGCTTTTGACAAATACGGAAAACATTTTAATACAGTCAATCAACAAAATTTTGAACTTGAAAACTTATCTGCTAAGGCCATGTGGCTGAAAAAGAAAAACTACGCCCTTAGAGTTTCATATGAACCCAATTCTGATCAAACTCTTTTAAAGGAAAAAGGTAAAGAGTATGATGTATTTAAGGGATTAGAAATGATAAAGGGTTCTTATCCAATATGGGCTAGAAATCATTTATCTAAGTTAACAAAAATAATCTTAGAAAAAGGATCGTCTATAAATCCAGAGGAGGATCTTATTCCTCTATTTGAATCTATAAAAAAAGAAATGAAATTAAAAACAACTGATGAATTGGCTCAAACATTAGTTGTAGGGTATATAACAAATATGTAAAAAATGAAACTAAGCTAACTTTACTTAAAGGAATCCCTATATATGCAAGAGCAGCTGCTTACTATAATCACCTTTTAGTAATCAACGAATTAACGGGTAAATATCAAAAGGTTAAAGAAGGTGAAAAAATAAAGTATTATTATCCTAAAGAAAACAATAAGGAATGGGATGTGTTTGCATATTCACCTGGTAATTATCCAACAGAAGTTGCTCTTCCTTTAGATTATAGTAAACAGTTTTTTTCACTGATAGTTGAGCCTATTAATAGACAATTAGTTGCATTAGGTTTAACTGAATTCAATGTTCACTTAAAAAGAAATATAAACATGGTTAAAACTGGTTCTAAAAAGCCATTGAGTGACGAAGACAAATATCCTCTTTATATAATAAATGAAAAAACATTAGAATACGAAGAGATACCTGAAAGATTTTGGAAAATAATAGGTAATCCTAATGCTGAAATACAAAGTAATGATTTCACAGAATACCTAAGTATAATATCTAAATATGGATTAAATACAAAAGTTGTTCCTAATTCCAAACTGCATCCTTTTAGAAAAAGAACAGCTAAGAGATTAAACATAGAATTAAAAGAATACTCTTCCAATGAAGATGAACAGCAGCAAGTAGAACTTAATTTTTAAAACATGAATATAGATTTAGATACTAATACTACTCTTCCGGAGTTCTTAAAAGAAGTTATGCTAAATAGATTTCCTGATGATCCCATTAAGCATAAAATAGACGAAGCTAATCCTAAAAAAATAAACTTAGCATGTCCAGTATGTGGAGATTCTGAAAAAAAGAAATCTAAACGTAGAGGTAATATCTATTTGGAAAGCAATACTTATAAATGTTATAACGATGGATGCATGATATTTATGGATCTCGATAAATTTATATCTAGATATTGTCATGAATATAGTTTAATGCCACCTGACCTCTTTATTAAAGGCGGTCTTAAAACAAATGTTAAATCAAGGAAAAAATTATCTCTTCTTACTTTCTTAATAAATCAAGATTTAAAACATAAGTTGGTTGATTTAGAATACTTTGCAGATAGGTTTTCATTAAATAAAATAGATACTAACTCAGCTAATTCAAAATGTTCAAAATACATAATAAGCAGAGAATTAGATAAGTGCGATTCCTTTTCAGAATGTTGCTATGAAGATTCTAAATCTGAAAAGATATTTATTTTTAATAAAGATAATGTTTCAAACAAAATATTAGGATATTCCGTCAGGTCCATAGACGATAATTATTGGGGCCCTAAATATAAAATGATGAACTATTCAGAAATAAATAGAGAAGTTTCTAAATTAGGAATGACCGAAGAAGAGCTAAATGAAATAGATTCTCTCAATAACATATTTAATATATTGAATATAGATTTTAAGAAAAAAATAACAATATGCGAAGGTCAATTTGATTCAATGTTTTTACATAATGGTATAGCATCAACCGGTGTAGGTAAAATAAAGGAGACTATAGCAATGCTCTCAGAGGACGCTAAAGTTAGGATATTATTCGACAATGACAAAGCTGGAAAAACACAATCTATTAAACTTTTACAAGAAGGATATGAAGTCTTCATGTGGTCTAAGTTGATAAAAGATTTAAAGAATGACTTCCCAAAACATTTAATAGATATTAAAAAAATAACTGATGTGAATATGCTTTACATGTTTTTAATTAAATTAAACTCTTCATTTTTTAGTATAAAAGAGTTTAATAAAACACTAGACTCATATTTTACAAATTCACTGTTTGACATACTATATTTGTAAATAAATAAATAAAAATAACTTTTTAAATGAAAAAATTAGTAAAAACTTTAACAGAATTCAAAAATCACGGATTAAAAAATCCTAAAAAAGCTGATTTAAATGATGATAATAAACTATCTAGCTATGAAGTAACGAGAGGAAAAGCAATAGAGAACAATATGGGAGAAGGTCCAGATTCAAACAATATGGACGATATAGCATCCGAATTAAATCTAGCTGAAGAAATCTTAGACGAGTTGATAGAAGCAGTAGGTTCAGAAGAAGATGTTGAAAAAGCTGCAGAAGAAGCGTATAACGACTTAAAGGATGCATATGAGTCTGATGAAATAGAAATGATGGAAAAAGAGGGAGTTCCTGAAAATTTAGCAATGTCTGCACTTATTGTAAAATTAGTAGAACAAGGAAAATTAGATCCTAAGAAAGCCGATAAATTCATAGGCGATAGCGTAGATGACTAATAAAAACAATAAACCTAAAAGTATAAAAGATACTTTAAAACCTAGAAGGGGGAAGATAAGACAGGGTTATTTTATTCCTAAGAATCCTGACAAATACGATGGAGATCTTTCTCAGATAATATACAGATCTAGTTGGGAATATAAATTTTTGAAGTTCTGCGACGACAATGAAAAAATATTAAAATATTCATCGGAGCCTGTTGGTATTGCTTATTGGAATCCTGTTACTAAAAAAACATGTAAGTATTGGGTTGACGCCTATATAGTAACAAGAGACCCTAATGGAAATATAAAAAAGTGGATACTTGAAATAAAACCTCTCAAATACACTCAACCTCCTAAGCCTATAAAAAAAATGACTGAAAAACAAATGAAACATTATCTTAGTCATACAAAGGCGTATTTAATAAATAGAGCTAAATTTGAAGCAGCTAAAGATTATGCAGATTCAAAAGGTATAAAATTTGGAATAATAACTGAAAACTTTTTGTTTAAGAATTTGTAAGATATTACTATGAAGAAATTACTTAGAGATATTAGTATTAAAGCACCTGTAAATAATCCATTTAAAATAATAGAGGAGTATGGAAAACCCATGCCTCCTAGTTTAATACCAGGTCATTTATACGCGCTCGGTATAGACACAGGTTCCCAAGTATCTCCCGATACTATTCCATACGATAAGCAGGATTATGTAGACAATAAAGACGATAAGTTCTTTGTTACGAAAAAACCATATTATGATTCAATGCCATTTGGAATAGCATTAAATATAAACAATGAAAACTATCAATCTATTTTAAATTTAAAATTAATGTCACCTGTTTACCGAAGACTTATACTAGATTCATATTATGCTATTATGAACGTTAAAAATAATTTCATAAGTCCATATGTAAGTGAAGATTTAAAAACCATAGATACTCCTATTGGTAAAAGAATAAGAGATCAATCTTATATGCAACCCTTTTTTGCTGTAAACGAATCGTTTATATCTAAGATTGTTAATGCAAATGTTAATTTTGCAATAAAAAACTATGAGATAAATAGTATAAAGAAGGTTAGATTACTTGACTGGAATGCTTTACCCGATATATACAACATGGGAGTAGCCTCAGATGGAATAATATTTAACCAGAGAATAGGTGGAATAGAAGGAATATTCGAAAGATTCGAATCTAAGTTCTTTTAAATCGTAAATAAAAACTATAATAAGCAATGGCAGGATTTTTAGAAAATACAGTAAATAGATTAAGCAGCAGACTATCTGCATTAAGCAGATTCAATGTTAGGCATGAAGATCTTTTACTAAAGAATTCACAGGCAATTGGATTCATAGAAAGTCAACTAATGGCTAGAAGTAATGAACAATATGGCCAGAACGAGATGATGAGAATGTCGATGGCTATATCTGACACTACTTCTCAATTAAGAACAAAAGCAGTTGCCTTTTTTCAATTAGACTATGCTATAAAAAGAGAAAGACTTAGAGATATTGCATCCAATGGGGAAATAGAATTTGTATTAGAAACTATAACCGATGATGTTATAGTATATGATGATGAAAATATGTTTTGCCAACCGTCTGATCCTATTGGTAAAATGATGTACAAAGGAAACTCAAAGGAACAGCGATTAAAGTATCAAGATAATGTCATACGAAAATACAATGAAAACTTTCATAAAATATATAATTCATGGGGGTTTGGTGAAGGTATATCTGCCTGGCAATATGTATATCAATATTTAGTAGAAGGTCATTTAGCGTTTGAAATAATATATGACAATCCTCAAAACCCTAGGGAAATAATAGGCTATAAAGAACTTGATCCTACTAGTATAGTTCCCCAGTTATCGAAAGATAACGCAGGTAAATTATTTTTACAGTGGACCCAATATACTCCAAATAGTACTCATACTAGAACGCTTACAGATTCTCAAATAATATACTTGTCTTATTCGAATCATTTTAGAACAAAAAGAGTTAGCTTTGTAGAAAGACTAATACGTTCGTTTAATCTACTAAGAATTATTGAACAAAGCAAGGTTATATGGCACGTTATGAATGCTCCAATAAGACTAACCACTACTGTTCCCGTTGGTTCTAAATCTATTCAAAAAGCACAAGAAGACGTAAGAGAGTTTTTAAATATTCTTAAGGAAGATATTAACTTTGACAATGATTCAGGTGAAATAAAAGTAAACGGACAACCTAATATCTTATTTTATAAAAATTATGTTTTACCAGTAAATGATAGAAACGAACAAGTAAAGATTGAGCCATTACAGTATCCGGGACCTAATCTATCTGGATCTGAATTATTAAATCACTTCTTAAAGAAATTAAAGATGGATTCTAAAATTCCATATTCTCGTTGGGAAGGTCAATCTGGAATGGGAGCATTTACTCTCAATGCCGAAGGTATTACTAGAGAAGAAATAAGATATAACAAATTCGTAAATAGAATTAGAACAACTATACAGGAACTTATAACTAAACCTCTTTGGTTACAAATGGAATTAGATATACCTCAGATAAAAGGAGATCATAAATTTAAAAACGCAATAGGCGTTAAATTTAATAATGATAATTTGTTTGAAGAAATGAAAGAACGAGAAGTTGCTAATAAGAGATTAGCTAGTTTCACTGCCATGAAAGGTGTAATGAACGATGATGGTACTCCATATTTCTCTACTGAATATTTAATAAGAAAGGAACTTAAAATGTCAGATGATGAAATTTCAACAAACCAAAATTACATCATACAAGAGCAAGAAGCTCAGGAAGAAGCTAATTCCAAACCCCCTAAGCCTGATGGAAGTGCAGGAGGTGCTATGCCAGATGTAGGTGGTGGTGGAGCTGCGGCCGCTGGTAGCGGAGCTGCGGCTCCTGAAGGAGGAAGTGAAGTAGTGGATGGTGGAGAAACCAAAGGCGAAGGCCAATTATAAATATGATAAAGAAAGGGATAATATCAGGCAAAGTTTTAAAAGGAAGTAATCCTGAGCAATTAAATGTTACACATGGACCTAATACTCATAAAGTACATAAGCATCCAGTAGACGATTTAATTGATAAGTCTATAGGGAAAACTGCTGAGTGGTTTGAACCTAACGGAAGTGTAATTATTCCAACTGAAAAGATAGAATATTTAAAATCTTAATACGTTTTTATCCGTAGAATATACCAAATGGATTATCTCCATCGATATTTATTTTTAATACAAATACATCCCTGTCTTTTTCGTCTGTATATTTAGAAGGAGCCACGTCTATATTTTTAATTTTAGCAGATGCAACATATCTTTCTATCTGATTATTAGCCTCATTGGATAAATTAAAAGGGTCTGTTTCAAAATCAAAAAGATATTTATTTACATCTAACCCAAACTCAGGTTCTCCTAACACGCTTCCTCTTTCAGTTAAAACAGTCATTTTAATTTGAGATATTGCTTCTTCGGTATCATCCGATATTTGTAAAACTCCCTTTTTATAATTTGGATCAGTTTCAGTTCTCATATAAAAGTCTTTAAGTGTTGATGCCATTTTAATACATTATTTTATTGTCTATATAGATAAATCCAATCAGGAGTATTCTCCTTACTCATCATGTCTTCCACTGCCTTTATCTCAGCTTCAGCCGTAGATGTTATAGATTCATAACTAATAGCTACATTACCAGGTAGAGTATATTTAAAAGTCTGTAACATATGTGCTAGTCTAACTTTACATTTAGCTCTTACCCATCTTTGAAAGATTTCATCTTCATATAACTTATCTACTTCTAGTTTTTTATAAAACTGAACAATTGCATCTACCTTAGGAGTTCTTCCCACTATTGTAAGTAATTTAGTATTTTTGTTATAATCATACGCTAATGTGTCTAATACAAGTCCTCTGGTTAAATCTAAGAAGCTAAAGATTACTGTTCTATACATTATACTCTCTCCAATAAAAGGTGTTAGAAACACTTCTGAACCTATAAATTTTGACTCTGAAAAGTCTCTATCCATTGTTCCGAAAATAGAACCTCCAGTAGGTTCTTTACATTGTGTAACAAATTGTACACAATCTGGTAATTGTATCTGTCGTATTTTCTTAAATTGTTTAGAATCAAATAATTCTTTAGGAAGACTTAAATATCTGGGCTCAACGGCATGTCTCCAATTATCCCAAAAATACCTTGCACCTATGTCAAGTTGCCTCTTAATCTCTTTCTCGGGTAAAGAATATGGTAACATTCCTGAAAATGTTATTTCTTCATTAATGTCTTTTATTAAATCTTCTTCAGTCATCTGGTATTATTTATTTTAAAAAATCTATTGGTTAGAACCGGGTCCGTTTCCTGAGGTTTTATCGCTAAATCTTATGTCTGAGGTATCTATCTCAACAGTACCGTCTTCTTTTTTAAGCTTAGCCAAAGCTCTATGATTTTTCTTATTAGACAACTCGTCCCTTTTTGATGCTCTGCTAGCCGCGTTAGATTGAACCCCCTGTAAACATCTGTCCTTTATATTTCTTTTCCAATCGCTATGAAATATTAAATTAAGAGCTCTTGATATATCAACTTCTTCAATATCTCCTATGTTGTTATAAGGATCTCTTGCTAACTTTTCATTAGCTAATTCTTGAGCAATTGCCATTATACTAGTGTACATATTAGCTACTGCGCTGTTTACCATTCCAGTATAGTTAGTATTATACACTACATTATCTTTTTCTTCATTTAGAAAAGATTCTATGTCGCTTATATGTTTGCTTTTATGCTTCATTGGCTTCTTCCTGATCTTCTATTTGTCTAAGTTGCTCTATTTCTATGTCTAATTTAGAAATGTCTGACTCAATTTGAGTTTTTTGAATGTCATCTGTAGTTTGCTTTAGTTTTTCTTGCAAAGCTTTTTTCTGATCTAATAACTGAATTTCTTTAGTATTAGTTTCAATAGATTCTGATACAAATCCTTTAAAATTTTTAATATAATTTTTCATGTTCTCTATTTTAATTTTTCTGGAATATTTATCACCATTGATAATATCCTATTTACGTCTTCTATTTTATCTTTTCTTTTAAAATATGAAACGTCTTTATATTTATTATTTATCTCACGAATTTTCTTAGATGTATCAGCTGTGTTGTTGTTTAATGAGTTTTTACAAAGCATAGTTAAATATAGCAAAATACCTAAATTTAATTCATCGAATTGTTCATATATGTCTTCATGATCTTCATAATATCCATTTCCTTCAAAATAACCTTCATCTAAATTTTCATATTTTGATTCCAGTCTTCTTCCAATATAATTAACTTGTGCATCTAAAATGTCTAATATTCCATGTTTAGATAATCCAGTTTTTAGGATAGCTGCTGATATTGAAATTTTATTTTTAGTATAGTTAACTACAATTTCATCTAAAGAAGGAAGATCGTTAGTAGAATTTATTCTAAAAATAGTATTAAATGTTTTAGAGTTTTCACTGTTTATAGGACCTACTATTTCTGATGTATATTCACCGCTATCTCCTCCATCTGGAGGATTATAATAATCTCCGGGGTCTCCTTCAGTTGGAGTGTTTATCGTATCGTAAAAAATCTCTACTCCTATTTCTAATATTTTATCATTTATAGTTCCATCTATATCGTCTTCTTCTAGATTAAGGTTACCTGAATCTATGTCGTTTAACATTGACATGCATATATTTTCATATTCAGTTTCACCTAAGCTTTTTTCTATTGATGTAAATTTCTCTACCATATAGTCTAAAGCTCTATCTGACTGAAGGTCTGATATTTCATTACGTTTATCATTATTGATATCTTCTTCACCAGTTGGGTCTTGTCCAAACCTTCCACCTCCTGCACCTCCAAAACCGCCTGATAAATAAGGAGAATTATTCCAATGCATAGGCATTCTTCCTATTCCTCCTACATGAGTGTTTATAGATAGCGGAGTCGGTACACTAGGGTTTCTAACAAACATATGCTCAGGAGGATATTCTATTGTGATAGCCCCAAAATGCTCTTTGATATATTCTTTGTAACTTTTTACCATATTAAATGATTTATAAATCCATCCAGGAATCTTTGTCCATCATTGAATCAAACGCAGTAGGTTCTCTATCTGCTATTTCATCCCATGTCGGTATTTTATTCGATATTTCAACATCTACCGTTGGATTTTCCATAAGATGCATCTTTAGAATGTTTTCAATTGTACTGTATTCTGCATCTAGTTGCATTTCCTCTAGTTTATCTAATAACTGATCTACGGTCATTGATAGTATTTCTTGTGGCCATTCTTCGTCGTGATGTTCAAATATTTTATTCCAACTTTTCATATCAATAGGAGTTTATTTTATATATTTAGAATTATTTAGTATAATATTATAAAATAAATCAAATATGTTCTTTAAAAAACGTAAAACAATTACTGAAACAGATGGATATAGAAGCGAAATACTTAAAGCTAAACTTAAGACTGATGTAATCAATAAACTTAATCAGATAAGAATGCACATAGATAAAGAAGATAATTGCTCATATGGAGCTTCTTACGAGCAAAACCTTAGAATAATACTAGAAGACCTAGATGATATTTTATTAAATTGGAAAGATTAGAATTATGCCTGAATTAGCAGAACTTAGATTAACAGCGGATTATATAAATCAAACAGTTAAAGGAAAAACCTTTAATAAAGTTAAGAATAATCCAGAACATAAATGGAAACCCTTATTTCAAAAACATCCATCATTTACTATTAAAGCCAAAAGTAGAGGTAAGGAGTTAATAGTATATATGAACAATTATCCTATAAGAATGACAATGGGTATGTCAGGTTATTTTAGAATAACTAAGACAGGTGAAGAGCATAAACATTCGCATATTATTTTTGAATCAACTTGTGGAATGTCATTATCATTTATTGACATGAGAAGATTTGGTAAATGGTGGCCAGGACAGGAGTGGTCAAATGACAGAGGCCCTGACCCAACTCTTGATTTTGAGGAATTTGTTAGTAATGTTAAATCTAATTTACATAAGAAAATATTTAATAAACCTATATGTGAAATACTTTTGAATCAAAAGTATTTTAATGGTATAGGTAACTATTTAAGAGCTGAAATAATTTATAGAATCGAGGAACTAAGTCCTTTTATGAAAGCAAGTGAAGCAATAGAAAAATATCCAGACATATTAAAACTTTGTAAATATATGCCAGAATTAGCTTATATCATGGGCGGAGGAAGCATTAAAGATTGGAAAAATCCATTTTTAAAAGAGTCAGGTAATTTTATGAAATGCTATGGTAATAGTGACATGATTAGAGAAAAAGATGGAACCGGAAGAACGATATGGTATAGACCTGAACACCAATGGAAAAAAATAGATGAAGATCAGTGGGACCATTATTCAGGTTTACCTAATCCTAAATACTATAGTTAATATTATTTAGTATAATATAAAAAAATAAAAAATGTTTAATAGATTACAGCAATTCGTAGAGAGAAGTAACTCAACAAACTCAAACACTGATAAATTAAATGTCTTAAGAGACTATATATCAGACCAGGAGGTCCTTCAAGCCCTTAGGTATGTATATTCCCCCTTTAAACAGTATTATGTTACTTCAAAAAATCTTAAAAAGAGAAGTGACCTGGTTAGTCCAGTCGGAAACCAATACGGTAGCATCTTTACCCTATTAGATACGTTAAATGATAGAATAATCACAGGACATGATGCCATTGCAGCCGTAAACAGATTTATTCTCGAAAACAGACAATACGAAGACCTTATTTATAACATCTTCGACCGGAATCTTAAGACCCGTTCTACAACTTCAATGATTAACAAAGTTGTACCAGGTTTGGTTCCAACATTCGATGTAGCATTAGCCGCAACTTATGATGAGAAAACCAAAAAGAAAGTCAATCTTGATTCTGATGAATGGTACCTTTCTAGAAAATTGGACGGAGTCAGATGTTTAGCATTCTTCGACAATTTTGGAACTGTTACTTTCAAAAGTAGAAGTGGCAAACCATTTGATACACTTGGAAACGTGGCCAAAGAACTTGAAGGTCTTAAACTCTATAACATTGTAATGGATGGAGAGATTTGCATTGTTGATGAAAATGGCGATGAAGATTTTCAATCAATCATCAAAGAAATTAAAAGAAAAGACCACACCATCGAAAACCCATTATTTCAAATTTTCGATATGATATCGTTAGAAGACTTTGAGAATAAGGCATCTAGGGAAAAATTAAGTGAGAGGCTTGATAACCTTCAAATGTCAATCGACCATGTTTATACCCCAATGGTCCCACCAACATACTTCAGAGTACTTGAACAGGACCTCTTAACCAGTTGGGATATGTTTGAGTCTAAGATGGACCATGCAGTTCAAAGCGGTTGGGAAGGTCTAATGCTAAGAAAAGACGATAAGTACCAGGGAAAACGCAGTACTGATATCTTAAAAGTAAAGAAATTCTATGATGAAGAGTATATTGTCGTAGACTTAGAGAACTCCCCAAACCGTGTAATTGTCAATGGGCTTGAAGTAGAAGAAATGATGCTAAAGAATGTTATCATAGAACACAAAGGAAACAGAGTACAGGTTGGAAGTGGTTTTACAATTGATGAAAGAAGAAGTTATTTTAAAAATCCTAATAAAATATTAGGTAAGACCATAACCGTACAGTACTTTGAAACTACAAAAAATAATCAAGGTACAGAATCACTTAGGTTCCCAGTGATTAAAGCAGTTTATGAAAACGGAAGAGTTGATTATGTATAAACCAAAACAACGATGAGTAATATAGATATTGTAATTATATACCTATTTGTGCCATTTTTAATGGGTGTAACAGCTGTTTTGGGTGGGGATGTCTTTAAAGATTGGATAAAACATAAAATTAAACAAAAAGATGATGAATAAAAAAGAATTTAAACCCCTAAAATGTTTTTTAAAATGGTCTTATGGTGAACCAAAACACCCTAAAGAATCTATGACAGAGTTTACCTGGGGTTCAGGTATTAATATGACAATTGCGGGACCAGAATTAAAGTTTGATGAAAATACAACATTATCCGAATGGAGACAGTCAGAAATAAAAAAGTGGGAGAATCTTATGGAAGATTTTAATAAAGATAAAAGAATACAACAGTTAGACTTTAGAATAAACCCAAATAGGAATGATGTCGAAGAAGTTGAATCAGATATTAACTTCATTAAGTGGGTAGATTAAACCAAAACAAAGATGAGTAAAAAAGACAATAATTTAGAAATGTTATTAGTTGGTTTATTCCCACAAAACAAAATTAAAGTTGATACTGAAATCCACAGTAAATTCGGTATGTGTATTGATGTGAATGTTGATGATAAGAAAATAAAATTCAAAATACCAGAAATAGACCCAATAGAAAGGATGATGTTTTCAGTTGAAGATTGGGCTATGGAATACAGCCATTTAATCGTGCAGGAAATCAGAAATCAATTAAACCAAAACAAAGATGAGTAAAGAAGAAATTATAGATTCCTTATACGATATATTAGATGAAATAGATGAAACACCAAAGGATGAATTTGTTGATATAGTGTATATTAAAGAAACGCTAGAAAATATAATAAAACAAAACAAAGAAGATGAGTAAAGATTATTTAGATAAGTCGGAAGAAAGACAAAAGCAGAACATAGAAAAGATTAAACCAAAACAAATGCCACATCCTATTCCTAAATTGAAATGGTGGCAGATGTTAATAGGAGGATTCAAAGGTAGAAGATATTAAACCAAAACAAATAAGATGAGAAATAATATAGAAGACTTATCATTAGAATTAATAAAAGACATTAAAAGTTTAGAGGGGTTTAAAAGTTCACTCATAGAGGAAGAACTTATACATAACTTATCAGAAAAATTAGACAATTTAACTAGTGAAGACAAAGAGGAAAGAATTAAGGCATTACACAATATGTTTGCACTAGGTCAAATATTTACAAACCAAAACAAAGATGAGTAAAGAAATTGAAAAAATAAGTAAGCAATTATTTGAACTTAAAGAATGGCTATCTGAACAACCAGGACATCCTAGTCATCTTTCTAATTTACCTCAGTGGTTTTGGGAAGGTTGGGGTGAATGTATAGATGATTTAAAACGATTAAGTAAAACAAAACAAAGATGAGTAAAATTAAAGAAGAGTTAAAACCCGTGAGATTAACAAAAACTGAAACCTGTTTAACTTATGTTTTAAGACGAATGGGATTAGAGCCTGATTTTTGTACTTATGAAACATTTCATGAACACTTTAATCAATTTACATTTTCTAGGTATCAAAAAAAACTAAAAGTTGGTGATATTCTTCTGTGGGATAAAACTAGTACATGGGAATGGTTACCTTGGACTATAAATGACAACGGTATTATTGAATGGAAAAATATACCAGTAGGATTTCATTTTGCAATATATGAAGGTGATGGTATGTTTAGTGATTGTACAAGACTAGTAACGCCACCACATCCCACACTTAGATTAAGAACAATGACAGACTT